TCACGGTCATCAGTACTATTCGTATTGAAGTCCTTGCGTTTCTTCCCGTCTTCATCTACAATACCGGCCTTGTATGCTTCAGTGTCCGTAAACGGAGTCACTAACAGTTTCAAGAACCGGATTGTATAGACGAGGTCTGCTGCTGATTTGAGTAATCCCATAAGTCTATTTATACATTTTTTATTTCACGCAAGCGTTCAACTACCAAACTATCCATCTCAATATTGGTATATTCGGTGTTCTTGATTGCGTTAAGGAATATTAGAAAGGGTTTCAATGTGCCCCAGTGTTCAAGTTCGATCTTGAGTTCAAGGATGTTTAGTCCTGCCTCGTAACCGAACACATTAAATATTACGATAAGATGATTAAGAATAAGACGGTCTGATAGTACACCAGTATCTCTGTAACGATTAAATAACCTCTTTATGTACTTAAATTTCTTCAGATCTTCATAAAACTCTTCACTATCAATACATCTAGGATTATGATAGTTTTGAGCGGCATATACCGTTACATTATCTTTGGTGAGTTTCATCATATAACTACTTATATGATTTTATGCCCTCTCACGAGGGCAAAAGGTTAACTCAATCCAATGATTGTCTTAGTTTTTTCTACGAGAGTCTGTTTACTTTCACGACGATCTAGTTCAACACCGTGTTGGCGACCAAGTGCTTCAAGTTCTGTCTTCGTCATCTCATCAAGTGACTTGTTACCCACGGGGGCTTCGGCCAACATCTGAGGAGCAGGCGCAGGGGCACTTCCGTGGAACTCTGCAATTTGGTCTGGAGTGAATCCACCAGACTTGTATAATTCACCAGTCTGTGGGTCTTCCCAACCATTTGCAGTTGGAACTGCGTTTTCGCACCATGCGGGAGCTTTAATTGTCATAACATTTACCTTCTATTAATATGAGAATCCGACTGCAACACCAAGTACACCAGCGTTTGCAGCGAATATTTTATCGGTAGGTGATTTCTTTACTACCTCTGATGCACCAGCAGCCAAAGTGAAAGTACCTATATCAGTACCTCCAGCTTCTTCTAGGGTCACTAAGTGAGCGGATGTGTGAGTATTAATCAACCTAACTGCCGAGGCTGCACCAAAAGTGGATGCAGCACCGCTAGTAGTACCACACGCTGCCTGTGTTCCTTCAAGTATGATCATTAACAATCTCCTCGACGTTTTGCCATTCTTTCTAAGAATGCCTTTGCTTCTCTGGTACGAGCATCATATGCTTTCTTTTCTTTCTCGGTGTCACGCTTCATATCACCAGCAAGTTGAGCACGTGCCATATCAACAAGAGATACAGAACCACTCTGAGTTGCAGGGTCTACTACCATTGCTTTCTCTTCAATGGTCTCAACATCACACTCACCGCAGCAATCTTCGGTACCACAATTCTCGTGATCTTCCTTTACAGGTGCTTCTGTTGATTTGACAACATTAGTGTCACCCGCAGCATTGTCCTGTGGACGCTTACCAGACTTTGCCTTAGTTGCTTGTCCAGCCTTGGTTGCAGTCTCAGGATTTTTTGTACCATCTTCGGTCTCAGACTTATGCTTGTCGGCAAACTCTTTAGACTTAGGAGATTCCTTGTCCATGATACCTTCAGGTTTGGTAGCACCTTTAGTCTCTTTGCGTTCACCCAGAATGTTCTCAAACATATTCAGAAGTTCTTCGGTTGCTTCACCGATCTTAGAAATCTCTGCGGTCTTGGCATTAGATGCAACTTTCTTCTTGTCATCCTTCTTACCAGCAACCTTGGGGGCTTCTTCTTCTTCGCCACCCTCGTCCTCTTCTTCTTCTTTCACAGAGTACTTCTTACCAGCAACTACGAACTCGTCTTCACCCTTTTCTTTAGCAGCATTGAGTGCTTTAGTGAATGCGTTACCTTCTTCTTTTTCTTTATTCTTTGCGGGTTTCTTACCACCATCGATGGCATCATCGGTAGCAGCACGGCGCTTGTGTAAATACTCGTCTGAGGAATCTACATCGCCGTCATTGTCGATGTCCTTGTCCTTACGATCTTTGAACTTCTTGTCGTTCGCTTTATCGTCAACAGGATCTAGTTTTTTCTCACTAAGATTAGCATTCACCACGGAGGCCCATGCAGCACCTAGTTTTTGGATATCAGATGTTTTCATTTTGTCTCCGTTCACATCCAGAAGTATTTGACTATACCAGCAATAACTGCTACAGATATAGCGTATACTACTTTATTAATGATGGCAACCGTTCTCGCGTTGTCATCTACCTTTTTCTCTATGTCATCCAACTTGGCGGAGAACTTATTCATCCGATCAAAGTTATTGTGGTTATTCTTTTCTATGGCAATCAACTTTTCTTCTGCACGAGCAAGACTAATCATTGCTTCAGATAGTCTATCTATCTTCTCTTCAATACGATCTAGTCGTTGCGTCTGTGTACCTGATTCAGCCATAAAAATTTCCCATTTACATATAGAGTATTACTCGTTTCTCTCAGTCGCAACACTTACAGTTGCAACATTCGCAGCATGAACATCTCATCGATAGTTCTCCTTTGAAACAGCGTTATGTTTATTTATAAGATTCCGATTTTCTAATCTGTAACTACAGATCTTATATTCCCAATATTTCGGGATTCTTACTCCTAAATACTCACCTATACGAGTGAGTTCGTTTGTTGTCCCCGTCGAATCAAATAATAATTCATACGGATCGACCAATAAAAAATCATGGTCTTCTGGGATTGTCTCCATGTACACATTAAAGTAATGTGCCATAGACTCCCAAGGTCTGTTCCAAAACTGTTCAGTGTCCAATATACCATCATCAATCATGGCCTGACCTTGTGCATGGTCAGATGGTTTCACTAGTTTCAGTCTTGCCAGTTGTTCTGTGTACTCAAGACTCTTTTTATTTCTAGGCATAAAAATAATAGTCTTGGTCTCACCCCAATCATTCCAAAGATAGTTAGACCAGAACTCTTGGTGTAGAACAAACCCGTAACCGTGGTCAAGTCTAACATTCCAGAGTTCTTTATTCCACTCAGGTTTCTGTACCTGAAAAGGATTACCTCTAGTCACCTCTATTTCGTGTGACTGGTAATCCTCTCGCTTCAAAAACCATCGCGAAGTCTCTTTGTCTTGTTGTAGTGGTTTTTCAGCAACACCTTCTAGTTGCTGTAACAAACCACCAAAAAACTCACCACCAGCACCACCACGGTACAGTAGATTTATAATTTTCATTTCATCTAATTATCAACTTTAGAACTTGCTCTCCATTGATAGCAACTCCAATATCTTGCTTTCCACTTAGGGCCTGGGTCAGCACAATTATGCCTTGCTCTAAATGATGCCCTCTTCTTCGGATCGTCCCTATTGATTCCCATGTTGGGATCACCAAATCTTACGACAACGACCTTACCTTTCTCATTCTTAACATACACCTTGAACTTCTTATTAGGGTTCTCAGATGTACGAATCGGATCATTTAGTTTAACCTTCTTCCCTTGATACTCAGACTCAGTAATTTCCAAGTGTTCAAATAGATCATTGCATTCACAATGTTCATCTATACTGTGGTATTCGTTAAACTTTTTCATGTGATATATGTATTGAGTTCGTACCGCTTGTTGTCTAGATTGGTTACCTGTACGGCAAGCATCTTACGCTTCTCACCATCCAACCCAAGAGTAAAACTATTGGTCTTACCGTTGGAGGGTTTCTTTGGCCCCATTGCAACTTTACTATCGATGTCATCAGTAGACACCGTGAAACCTTTTTTCTTTGCAAATGCATATGCGGCACCCATTGCACCGGAATATGTTTTATGATATAGAGGATAATCATGACTTTTCTCATACATCATGTGTTTGAATGATTTCATCGCACTCTCTTTAATAATGCTTTGATTGATCTGAGATCTTTAGAGACCACTTTCTGGAACTTCTCTTTGTCCGCTGGTCTCTTCAAAGTGTTGAACATATTGGCAAGTTTCTTGGCATCGTCCTGAGACAGTTTACCTTTCTTACCATCCTCAAACTCAATCTCGGAACCTTTCTCTAAGTCTGCTGCTTTTCGTATTTGCATAACAACATTCTTAGAGGCAGCCTTGCGGTCATCATCAGTCGCGTCATTATCTACATCGGCAGGGTCAATCTTTCTTTCTTTGATTTCTGGTTTCTCGTGGGTGTAACCCATCTTCTTCATGCGTTCATGATCTTCGGGTTTCTCTGCTTTGTAGGCCTTACCCGTCTTAGGATCATACATCATGTGTGGTTCAAAGTCATCCTCTTTCATCTTCTCTTTCTTTGAGATAGCGATAGCGGCTTGTTGTGCTGGAGAGACTGCTTCTTTCACCAATAGTTTAGCATCAACAGACTTATCATTATTACCACCAAAGTTTACTTTGACATCACCATCACCGTAGTCCTTCACAACCTTGCCAGACTTCCTTATTGCGTCTCCATAACTTCTAGCAGTCTTTGGGTCGATGCCTTTCTTGAACTTGACCTTATCCCCAACCTTTACTGCTTCTTGGACATCTTCCATGTAGTCCTTTGCTTTTAACTTGACACCCTTTGCAGCGAGTTCCCTTGCAGCAATCTGAGATACAAACTTGACCTTCGCACGAGCAACCTTCTCAAGCATCTTTGCGTCCATGCTTGCGATCAGTTTCTTCAACTTCTTATAGGTAGGTGAAGCAACATTGATCTTTTCTAGGTTTTGATATGCCTTCTTGAGTTGTGCCAGTTGAGCATCCGAGAACTCAGTGATCTCTTCTACTGACTCCTGCATCAAACGACCATTCTTGAACATACCACCTTTCTTCAAGATCTGTAACACACCATCACGAGGATCAGAGTCCATATCACCGATGAACTTCTTCATCGCCGTGAATGCTTTGTTCTGTACCATAGTAGATGAGTTCTTACCGATCTCACGCACATATGCGGCAACCTTCTGGAAGTCTTCCTTATCAACACCACCAGACTTCTTGGCGTAATCTTCTAAAGATTTAGACACCTTCATAAAGTTGATGGCTTCAGTTATTTGAGTCAGTTTTTTCATGCGAGATCCTTATCGTGGTTTAGACCACCTTTTTTCTTTTTAACTATAAATGCATTGACACGTGCATACCCCCACTGTTGAGGAGTAGTGCCTGGCCTATGACCAGTCTTCCATGCGGCAACACCACGATTGTAAACTTTCTTGAGAGTCCCATAAGAAATACCAGACTTATCCGATTTCTTCTTCAGGGCTTCATCAGCTTCGTATAAATTCATTCGGTTTCTCTATTTTTTGCTTTTGCACGAGCAAGCCTAGCACGATCTAGAATACGATCATGCTTTGCCTTATCTTGTTCTTTCTCGCGGGAGATAGAATCCTTTGCCTGTTGGACTGCGTCTTCCCCAAATGCCTTGTCTCTCCAGTCAAGGTGTTTAGGTAGGGCACCCTTATCCAAGAGTTTGAAGAATACATCCTGAGTCTGTTTCGCAGGGACACCATATTGACGAGCAATCTTGACCAACAATGATTGACCCTGTTTAGGATTCTTACGTCTTGCATCTAGATACTTACGGATCACTTTCTTGTAGAGATCACCGTTAACTAGTTTGTCTAGTATATCACCAAATACAGGGTTTGTAAAGTCAATAAACTTTCTTTCTTCTAGAGGAGTATCTTTCTTGTACTTCTTCAGTAACTTATCCGTACCCTCTTCACCAGCATTTTCTGATGCATCAATACTAATACCATCACGTTGCTTCTTCAGGTAGGCTGCTCTGGAGATTTTAGGGCCTCCATACTCACTTACTGGTACACAATTGGGAACACTCTTATCCCCTTTCTTCTTCATACCAACTTGTTTATACCCATCCCAGCAGTCTTCGTCATACATGTCTTTGAATGCTTTGGTGTACTTGGATGGTTTGGTCTTTGCACCCTTATCGCCAGGCGCAGGTTTATATGCAGAGTCATCATCGTCTGCCTTCTTACCGTGCTTCTTGAAGTGTGCGTCTCTCCTGTCCTTGGTTCCTTTCTTCAGACCCGCATAGTACTTCTTGGGTTGCGTCCCTTCCTTGTCCTTGATATCAGGATCTTGGGTGGCCTTCTTCTCAACCAGTTCTACCGCATCCAACCACTTACGCATCTTGCGTTCACCGCACTCTACGATAACATAGTTGGCACCGAGATAGGATACGATACCAACATCTTCACTTTCTTTGATAACAACAGTGTCACCCAGTTCAAAGAGTTCACCCTTGACGAACTGCTCTCTTGTTTCGGAAACGGTAGGCATCTCAATGTGACGCTTGAAGGAGACCTCTTCCTTGAGACCCATACCTTTACGCACATCATTGAACAACCTACGAGTGTCTTTCTCGGACATGCCTTTAGGAACACCCTGAGTGAATGATTGGTAATCGTTCTCTTTGGCATTGGCACGTTGCTTGGACGCAGACATACCCTCAACACCTTCGGCATCAGGATCTCTACGACCCGCAGACACGACATTAATGGACTCGAAGTTGTAGAATCCGTGTCGTGCTTTCTTACCGTTGTACTTGTTCAGCAGGACTTCAAACTCACGTAGACGGTCTTCCCCGACCACCATAGTGATTCGTTTGTATCCTTGATCATATAACTTGGCAGAAATGTCAAATACATTCTTGACACCCTTGTCCACCATGATATTACGACCATACTTGGGGAACATCTTGCGTAGGTGTTTAATCTTGTCAGAGTATGATAGAGGATCTTTAGGCCCAACTGATTGTGACGCATAGACCTTCCAGTCAGCACCACCAGCCTTCTTTGCGATAGTCTCTAATACTTTTCCATGTCCAATCGTAGGCGGGTTCATTCTACCAAATGTAAAATAAACTTCCTTTGCCTCTTCGACCAGATAGGATTTGAAATTTTTAATCACTCTTTTGTCCGCCTCGTTTCTTTTCAAGTTCACCCTTACGAACTTGAGGAAGAAGTTTCCGTGCAAGTTTATCAATCTTAGGTTTCATCTTATCTAGACGTTTTTCAATACCCTGTCTGCGACCTAAAGATAACTCGTCCTTGGGTACGTCTTTGGTGATCTTCTTGAGGAACTGATTACGTGCTTGTTTCTGTGCACGTTTCTTTAGAGTGTCAACATTAGCAACTTTACGGGCAGCACGTTTGCGGCCCATAGCAATCTTTGCTTTGTTCTTTTTGAGGGAACGAGACAACTTCATACGCTGTTGTACGTTGAGTGCCTCATCAGGATTCTCCATGACGGAGATGTATTCTTTTAGTCCTATTGGTTTGGACATTGTTACCTCTTTGGTTTATCCCATCCCTTCAGTATATCTGGACTGAAGTTATTATACGAAAATTCTAGACGGTCAACCAACTTGACCGCATCACCACCTAATTTGTCAATAGCAACGAATCCTTCTGCTCCTGTCTTGACCTTATAACCCGTCTTGGTTTGAACGAATGTGTCATATGAGGATATGCTATTAAGTTTATTTATAAGTTTTAATTTCGCAAGAACAATCTTTTTTTGCAACTCGAACATAAGAACCAGATTAGATTTATTCTTCGGAGAGAAGAACTTCATGAGTGCGTCCAGTTTATCCTGCTGAACCTTCTTACCCTTATCGGTGCTTCTCTTATCTTTCTCTTTCTGAAACTTATCGTTCAACCATTTGAGCAGTCCGGTCACATGTTTGCGACTATCAGGGATAACCGTCTGGGCCCGCACAAAAGTGTTATTATACTGTTCAATCAGTTTGGAAAGTTCATCGTTTCCTTCCAACTCACGCAGTGTCGTACCGGAGATCTTATTGAAGATCTTACCCGCATCGGACAGATGCTTCGTCACTTCGGCAGTCTCTCTCTTATTCATGGTCGCACCAGACACATCACGCAACATTGCATCCTGTGACCAGATGTTAGACGAGTTCTTGAACTTGGATACATCAACACCATAGGATGCTTTCAGTGTATCAAACGAACTACCCGTGTAGGTGGTGTGCCATACGATACCGATCTTAGCCTTACGGACTGCATCGGCTTGGTCATAGGGTACTGCATAGATAATCGTGTTAGGGTGGAAGGTCACATACTTCTGACCCTCAATAGTCTC